CACAGCAGCTTTTACACCACCACTTGCGGTTGCATATAAGACCATACTTTTCTGGGCGTTATCATCATAACGAACATTCACCTTGCTTACACCGCCAGAGTCATATACAACCGTTGATCCAAAAGAGATGCTAGTTCCGCTTACTGTTCCAACTGCCGCTTCGCCTTGATTTGAACTAGCAGTGTTTCGCCAAACTACTAAAAATTTACCCGCATTGCTGTCGTAACACACATCTGGTATTTCTTTGTTTGAGCTTGCTACCGTAACTTTGCTTCCCCAACTCAGTGAAGTGCCGTTTGCAATTGTTCCAACGTAAGCCACAATGTTATTAGCGTGCTCGTGGTAAACTATTACGATTTTATCTGTGCCATCAAACGCGCTGCTCATGCGTGTCAAGCCCTCTGGTTCAGGCGTAGACCCAGATATTGTAACGATCCCGCTAGTTTCTCCAGTAGTTTTTTGGACTGTGCCATTTGTTTTTATGCTGACCAAATCACCCGCGCTAATAGCAGCACCCGCTGTAAACGTCTGTTCGCCGCCACCGCTTGCCTCTACAAATGATAAATCAGTACCATCAGATGTTAGGACTGTTCCCGCAGCGCCTTTTGCTAAAGCAGATGACACGCCAGAACTATTACCAACATCTATAGAGCCGCGTGTTAGAGCGCGTGTAACGGTGCCTGTAGCTGTTATAGCACCGCCAGCCGCCACATCACCTGTAGCAGTCAGGTTGCGAATCGCGGTAACATCTTTATTGGCATCTGCCGTAAGAACCTTGTTGGCCTCTGTAGTGCCGTTGGCTGAAGCCTTATCATTAAGGTTTAACTCAGCGATAGACGCATCAATGCCTGATATTATTCCTGAAGATTTAGAGCCAATATATCCAGCCATTAGGTAATCTCCAGTACCGACAGCATAGTGTCTAAGCCACTTGCTGTATTAGCTACGACCTTGACCACATCTGCGGCCTCTAATATTATTTTACCGTCTAAAACAGACAATGCGCCCTGTGCAGGAATAGGGGCGTCTTTAACTATGTAAAAATCCGTACCGCCTCTGCTTATGTAAGCACTCGCCGTAATCTGTGTGGTTAGAATGTTTGCAAGGTTAATACCCACTGCAACAGTTTGAGTACCTGAAGCTACTGTACGGACAATAACAGGGCTAGTACCTGTTGCACTTGCCAAGTAACTTTTAAATGTATTAGCCATCGTTTATCCTAACGCTATGCTTAATGCCAAAACATCACCAATCGTAGGTGCTGTGGCAAATGTGGTGTCTACGTAACTTTTGTTAGCTACATCAGTATTAGCTGCGGGATTACCCATCCCCGTAATAGACCCACCAGTGATGTTAACCCCTGTCTGTATGTCTGTAGACGTAGCAGTTAAAAACACTGTAGCATTGCCAGATAGGCTTATTGCGTTATCGCTATTAGAACTTTCACTAACACTGCGCGCCATTGTGCCCACAGAGTTGCTAAGTGTTCCAACACCTATTTCAAAATTAACACCATCCTCTACAGTGTATCGTACTGTATCACCATCAGTTACACCCGCTGCCGAAAACGTTTGAAACCCTGCTACCGCAGAACCTAAAGCTATCGAACCCGTACCTGTAGTAGACGTTAGCACGTTAGCTCTATTTGCTAGTTTAAAAGCCATTACAGATGCCTCCTAAAAGTTTACGAAGGTGTTTCAATACGTATGATAGCACTTGTCGCGTTGTTAGTTGGGAACTGAACTTCAAACGTACCATTTGAGGAAGACTTATCAGACAAGAAATCTAATACTGCAACTGCAGTGTTGGTATTTGCACCATTAGAACGATAGATTAGCGCGCCTCGCGAAGTAATGGTTGAGGAAGTCCAGTTTATAGTTCCGAAGCTAAGGAACACAGTTGTACCAGACCCGCCATCTGTAGGCGCTTGACTAATTGTTAGCAATTTACCGCCTGTACCATAACCATTTCCGTTAGCCACTTCTCCGGTAAGATTATTTACATAATCACTGGTAGCCGCTGTTAAGGATGCAGAATTAGTGTACAACGCAATGTTAAATGTATCGGTAGTGTTGGCACTAAAGTCCATCTCACCGTCGAGTAGTGCCCTCTTAAACGAAGTACACATAAAGTTTCCTGTGAAAGCCATATTTATCTCCTAGCTTACTGTGGTACGAACTTGCCCAGAACGATACGCGTCTTCACGCAGCTTACCATCTCCAAGGTTTTTTAACAAGGTTATCGACTGTAGGTACAGTTTTTCATACATTGCAACTACATCGGGTTCCCCCTTCATAAAACGTATTGCTTCTATTAAAGCACCGTTTAACAGCGCAGAATCAAAGTTTTCGCCTAACCACGTAGTCCCAGCGGTAACTATAGATTCTGGATAGTACCCGTAATGCAGTTCTGTACTGTAACTCGTTTCCGGGGTTGGTCCGAGAATAAACGTATCGTCATCAAAATACGCATAATGTTTCGGAACACCTTTGTCACTAGGGTTAGGATACGCTTCACGCATAAAGTTAACATCTTTGTTAATTAGATACGTATATACATCTCCTGCGCTTATAACCGCTAAAGAATAAGCCCATATAAAATCTGAAGGTGCAGTAAGGTATTTATTACTGCCAGATATAGTGCCTACAACGTTTTTACGCAGTGCAGGAATCTGCACCGAGTTATATATTTTCTGTTCGGATTGTTGCGTAAACATAGCTAACACATCCGCAGTGAAAGTAGTTTCGCAGATATCCTGTATATTAGTTGTTAACGCAGTATAATCCATAATTTACCCCATCGGCCCTCTTGCGTAGATACCTTGCGTTGCTGCACCAGTACCGCGAACTTTTACTTTACCCCCAGACTTGTAAGTCTGCATGGGTTTCCCTGTTTTGGCCGCTTCTTTTGCAGCCATAGCTTTACCTTTAGGACTGTAGCTAAATTCTTTATTTCCAACTTTAGGCATTACATGCCCTCCTAGTTTGTTACTACTGTTACTGTTCCTATTGATCCACTACCAACTAACCTATTTGGCGTTAGATTAAAAGGATCGGCTAATCCTACAGGGTTCCAACCACCTTGAAAGTTTCTGCTTGATGTTGAACCTTGATCTGGGCGGGGGTTACGTAACGCCTGCGGATCGTTTATTGGCAACTCTCCTAATCGTAATTGTGGATGACTAGGGTTCCAACAAGTTGGGCAGGCTTTGACATGCGAGTTTGTACCTTTTACAAACAGGTCTTTTAGTTTGTGCAAGTTATACTGAAATCCACACACATCGCACATTCCGATGGCACGTTTTCCAGCTGCAAACCTATTACCCATTAGTGTATACCTGCTATTCTAGGTACGAACCGTGCAGGTGTTTTTTCTCTATCTTCACTAGCAGCCATCTCGAACTGTTCGTCGTACACAGCTTTTAACATCTGTACGCGGTCTACAAATTCGGGGACTTTCATTGCAATATGATAGGCTAGTCCCGAGACGAGGCACGGTAAAAATCTAAAACTTATGTCTGCTGTTTGTATGCCGCTACCTGCGTCTTCAATTCGACGCATACGCCAGTAATTAAGTTGATAGTTGTTATTGTCAGGAACAGGCCACACAATTACTTTGGGAGCAGGCTGCAACCGTTGCACATATATCTGTATAGGTCGGCCTTGTGTTAACTTGTTAGGGATAGCCGAGTACGTGGATACACTTATGCGGTTTATGGTAAGGTCCGATTGTGTGCTGGTATTAGCAGCGTTAGTACGTATTTGTTGTTCAAGCAAATCAATGGTATCTGCTGGTAACGTGTACTCCGACTGACCCTGTACTAGATTAATGGATGTTGGATTATCAATAGTCCACATATTTATGCCACGGTTCTGCCACTCAATCGTCATAAGATTCATGGATCGTCGCGCTGTACGTAAATCATAGCCACTGCGAAGCTCACGCCCCGCACGTTCCCATGCCTCTTCAGCAATTTCCGTGAAGTCCATATTGAACGTTGCGGTGCCTGATGTTGTCATTTCTTACGCCTTTTTGCAGGAGCTACACGTTTAGGTTTTCCCGCAGGTTGTCCTAAACGTTTTTTCTGCGCTATACGTTTACTTTTCTCAGCCTTAGTCATTTCGCTGCTAGTTTTAGGAGTCTTGCTAGATACGCGTTTAGACGGTCTACAGTACGGTGTACCGCGTTTTTCGCCCTCCTGCCGACCACACTCTTTGCCTGTGCGGACATCTTTCCAATCCTCTTTGAACCAGCGTTTTAGGGCAGCGCCCTTTGCTGTTTTACGAACAGCCATTACTTGCCGCCCCGTTTTCTACACTTCGCAATAGCGCCACTTGCATACGCGCTAGGAAAAACTTTGTACGAAGCCTTTACCTTTTTGTAACACGCATCCTTAACTGTACCGCCTTTTTTGTAGCCTTTGCCGCTACAAGAAGAACAACCACACCCAATGGATTTGTAGTATTTCCGCATTAGCGCATCTTGCAGGCTTTGCCGCCACGGGCTTTGCCGTAACCGCGCACTTTACCACCGCCCATCATTTTTTTAACGCCGCCACCAGCTTTCGTACCTTCAGGGCGCATTTTTGGTCTTACTTTACGCATCTTTGCCTTTTGTTCTACTGACTTAGGCCGCATCTTCGGACGCAACGACGTTGCTACTCCGGGCATTTCTGGAGAGATACGTTGACCTTCCATAACACTCCCAGCCTCGGCTCTAGCAGCAGAGTCAATACCTCCTTGTACATCCATACCGGACTTGTATTTTTTCATCTTGTTCATGCAGTAGCTCCTAACAATTCCATTTTCTCAAACTCTTATTAATACGACTATCAGGATCGTTAGCCGTCTTAGAACTTGTATTGCGTTTTTTCATACCTTTCATACGGGCGCAGAACGACTTACGTCGATTTGCAGCCTTAGACCCCTTTTTAAGTTTGCTGGGTTTGGTAGTAACCGCAGTTTTTAACTTACTGCCGGGATTGGCCTTTCGGTAACTGGCAACGCCTTTTGCATTGAGTCCACCGGACTCACTCTTGCCTGCCTTACGTGTCCAAGCGGGGGATTTTACTCCCCCACCTTTTTTAAAATATGACCGCACTGAATTACTCCAGTATTAGGGTTATTTTATTTCCTGCCCCAGTAAGTGCTGCCACAAAACAACCATTAGTTGCTAGTATGCCATCTGCAGGAATATATACATCGTTCCAACCTGTAGGCAGTGTAAGGTCCAAAAGCACCTCACCTGTGCTGCTACCGTTACGTAGTGTAAACGCACAGGCAGCAGCAGCGTTAACTAACACTCCCAAGATACGCGTACGACTAGGGCCAACAATGGCAGCAGTATCGCCTACAGCAAAGTTAAATGCTCGTACTGAATTACCAGCCATTTACTCACTCCTTATGGACGAATGACGGTGTTGTAAGCCTGTGCGTACATTACTGTAATGCGGACAGAACCTGCGTTAGTAGCAGCAGAAGATGTTACGGTTAGACGCTTGTCTGAAGTTCCAATGTTGCCCCACTCCAAGGTTCCACCGCCGCCAATGCCCAGAGCCTTGATGCCGACAGTAGTGCCTGATGCAACTGCATTAATAATTGTATTAGCGTTACCACCCACTTCGCCAACACTGATGTTGGTAGTGGTGTTAGCCGCAGCTACAAGATCAATAATGCAGTTAACGATCTTAGAGTTAGCAGGAATAACAATGTCTGTTACAGCCGCTGCAAGAGCGCCGCCTGCTAGACTTTGTACTGTATCTTGACACATTACAACGTAACCTACGTTAGCAATGTCAGTGCCTATAGTTGTACCTGTAGTGTTTCTAATATTACCTGCCCGAATTGGGCCTGAAAAGGTTGTATTAGCCATATGATTCTCCTGTCGTGGCTAGTGTCAAACACATTGTGTGTTTGTCAGGGATGCGCGTACAATACACTATACTAAACAAAAAGAAAGGGGCAACCGAAGCTGCCCCTACTTTAACGTAATAGTAACGTGTTTTACGCTCCGGGTGAACCGTAGATACCCAGCGGATCAGACACACCGAACGAATACCGCTCACGGGCCTTATAACGACTGTTACCTGTGTCGAAGTCACCATCCATAGAGGTAGCCATAGCTGCCCGTGTAAAGTGCTTCAGACCGTTAGGTACATCAGTCATCAAGAACCATGCGTTTACGTCTGTCAGGTAGTGGTTGACAGTGTAACCGCCCGGAATTGAGCCGTTAGCGCGTAGCGCGTTGATGTCGTTGTCTGCAGTGCCTACACGACCCTCAGTTTCCATCAGACGAGTTGCAACAAATTGCAGTGCTGGTGGGATTACGAGTTTCTTAGGTTGTGCAGCAATCAACAGTCCGCGCTCATCAGTCCAAGCTGCAATCTGAATAATAGCCGCTTCCAAGGAAGTTTCATTAAGATCAGCAGCAATTGCAGGACGGTTTGAGTTTACGCCACCAGAAATTAGTGGGTGCGCAGTAGACAGGAGCGTCTGACCATCACCGTAGGTTGGGCCAGCAAATCCAGTATTGAGGATGTTGGCAGCTTTAACCTGTTTGGTGTACGCCATAGCGCGAGCCAGTGCTTTAGTATAACGCGATGACAAGGAGTCATACAAGTTATCCTCAATAGCTTCCTCAGTGATTGAGAAACCCATTGCCACTGTTTCGTGTGTATAGCGAGCAGTCCATGCTTCCTGTGCATTGTCATATTCGATGGCAGAGCCTTCGTCTTTAACAGGTGCAGCAGAAAATCCGCTCAATTTCAGTTCTTCCTCGAAGGAACGATCTGAAGTTTCGGTTTCAAAGATTTCGGTGTGTTCTTCACCGTACTTTGCGTATTCCAGACCAAACAAGGCGTTTAGGCCGGGAAGCAGTTCTTTAAGTAACTGTGCGCGTGAAATAGCCATTGGTTATTCTCCCTTATACGCCGACTTGGCCGTTATAGCGATGATACCCAACGTTGAACTTAACGATAAGTTCAATGAAGCCCGTACCCGCAGCATTTGCAGTGTCAGGAACTACATCTACGACAGTTAGCGGAAGCGAGGTAGTGACGCTGTTTGCGAAACAACCCATGCGGCTATTACCCGTAGCAAGTACACCCGTATTTAGTACGAGCACTGCGTTCTTGGGTGGACCTGCAACTGCGCGTGTTTTAAACGCTGGAAGCAACCCGCCAGCAGCGTTGTCTGCAACCGCAGATGTTACACTTACAACTTTGTAAAGTGCGTGGGGGTCATCGCTGATGTACGCAACAATATCATTTGCTACTGTATTTGCAGGATAATGTTGGCTGTACAATTCATAACCCAAGGTTGGGTCTGTGTACCGACAACCAAGAAATACCCCAACAAGACCGGGAACAACAGCGTTTGCTGCTTGGCCTGCTGTAGTAGTAACGATAACGGTGCCGTTAGCGTTTAGTTCGACAACATCACCGTTAAAGATGCTGGTGCCGTAATTGCTGGCGATAGGTAATTGTCGTGTCGCCCCTGCAAAGGGAAGACCTCCAATCAAATTTACCGGCTTCAGCCCGTAGGGGGCGTCAACTGTAGGATAAGCCATTATAAGCTCCTAAATTAAGTTCCTTTGCCGAAAGTAACCTTCGATTTGCGGTCATTAAATAACGGCATACGTGGGTCACTTTCTCTCATAAGGTTGTTATCCACGGATCGCATCTGCGCGTTTGTATGCTCAGAATAGTAAGCATTACGCTCTTCGACCATTTCAGTTGGAGCTTTACATAACAAAAGACCACCTATAACTACGTTCTCCTTGAACCGTTCTTGTTCAATAGAAACCATAGTAATTTCAGGGTGGTCTTTAGCCAGACATGGCTCCCAACCTTCTCTTAGTTTTGAGGAAACATTGGTGGCATCAATCTGCCCTTGTGTACTTACACGGACCCAATGAAAGTCATAGCCAGCCTCGGGATTTGGAGACGGTAAAGTCTCTGGGCGCGTCCACGCTTTTCTACGTACTTTTTTATCACGAGCATCAAGCTCACGGTCTAGGCGATTTTCAGCCATTGTTATTCCTCATATCTAATGCAACCTGTTTGGCGTACTGTTGTGGGGTTAACCCTAACCGTTTAGCGAGTTGGACTTGAGTTCTCGTCAGAGTCACTTTTTTCGGTGCTGTACTCCGCGTTGCGGGAGCAACCACTGATGTTTTTCGCTTCGGTTCAGCATCCTCGAAATTATCGGGGAATACTTGACGCATACGAGTATCTATCGTCTCGTAGTATTCATCGCTTTGCGGACTTACGCCCTGTTTGACAAGTTTATTATGCAACCCCAACGCTAAACTTGTCATCTCATCGTCGGGACCAAACCACGAATTAGCCTTTTGCCAATCAGCAGCCCGAGTATCGACTTGTGGTGTCGAGGCGGATTCTGGTTGAGTCTGTACAGGAGTTTCTTCCTCCTGTAAAGCAGGCACCTTAAAATTTGCTAACTTATCAGCCTTTAACTTAGCAGCGGTTAACTTTTCTTGTGCTTCTACTACAGCGTCGGAATCACCGGATTCATATGCTGCCTTATACTCACGTTTAGCAGCCTCAGTTTCAGCGGCTGAGTTTTTCTTAGCTTGGTCAAGTAACGCACTTTGATTCTTGTTGACGTTACCTTTTAGTTTTTTGTTTTCGTCCATAAGCTGTTGCGTAACTC